AAGGCTTACAAGGAAGAAGAAGACGCTAAAGAAATGGAAAGCATGAAACTACAACAAGCATTCGCCTTCCAAGGAAACAGCTCTGACGACGGACTGAAAGCAGGTAAGAAGTACGAGAATGAGTTCGAAAAAGTCATGGTTGAAGGACTCAAAGACCGAGCGAAAGAAATAGAACAAGCATTCGACCTTTACGACAAAGGACCCCTTAAACAAATAAGATGAACGAAGTAGAACGTAAAGCAGTGCTAGATCCTCTAATCAACAAGATAGTCAGTATATTTGCTGTTCGAGTAACGGATTCTAGACTCCGTGATGACTTGAAAAAACAGTATATGGACGGTTTGGATAAAGCAGAAATGCAATTCAACGTGAACTTCTATCCGGACCTTGACCGATTACAGAGCTTGGAGACTTATACGTTCGACCTTGTTAAAGGCATGAACGCTGATATTGCTGAGAAGCTAAGGGGTGAACTACAGCGTGGTTTACTTAATTTCGAGAATGTATCTGAACTCAAGAAGCGAGTGAAGAAAGTAATGGATATTAGTATCGAGCGAGCAAGAACTATCGCAAGGACTGAAATGAACAGAGCGAGTAACACAGGTCAACTCGACGGTGCGCGACAAAGCAATCTAAAGCTCATGAAGCGATGGGACGCTCATCTTGATAAGAGAACAAGCCCTGTTTGTAACGCTCTTGACGGCCAGACAATCCCTCTTGACAGCAAGTTCAAATGGCAAGGGAAAGTATATGATGCTCCACCAGCACACCCAAATTGTTTTTTGAAAGGAACCAAAATAACCATGCAAGATGGCTCTAAGAAAAGAATCGAAGATGTACAAGTTGGTGATGAAGTATTAACACACAAACATCGCAATAAGAAAGTATATTCAACCATGATTAACGAAACGGAAGAATACTATGAAATAGATGTAGGAACTGAACGAAGAAAGAAAACAATCAAAGTCACAGGAAACCACCCTTTACTTACTCAGAGAGGTTGGATTCTAGTTAAAGATTTAACACTTAATGATTATTTGGTGAAACTTTGTTCTAAATGTCATGCTAAACAAGAATCACAATTTGTTAAAGTGAGTGGTATTAGAAAGATTGAGAAGAAAGTAAAAACTTATAATTTCTCTGTAGAGGGAGATGAAACTTATTTAGCTAATGATTTCGTAGCGCATAACTGTAGAAGCACATTGTTATATATTGAAGAGGGATTAAAAAAATAATTAAATACTTTTAAAAAGATTAAATCACGAAGAGGATATATAAATAAAATGAAATCATTCAAATTTTTAACTAATTCTTTAGAACACGAAGTCGTAGGTCTCAAAGGAGAAAGAGAATACTACGTCACAGGACACATCAGCACTGACGAAATAGACCGCTCTAACGAAGTAGTCACCAGAGAAGCAATGAATGAAATGGTCGTTCAAATAAAAGCAGGGAATGTCAAGCTAGACGTTGAACACAGCACATTCATGGGAGAAAACGATATACCAGTAGGTAAAATCGTAGATGCGGGAATCGACGAGCAAGGAGTATGGGTTAAATGCGTATTAAATAAAGCCCATAACCGATTTAACGAGTACTGGCAAAGCATCAAAAGTAACTTCCTAGACGCATTCAGCATCGCATATAAAGTCAAAGATTACGCTGAAGAAGTAGTTAATGGGGTCAAAGTCACATTACTCAAGAGTATCGAGTTATTAAACGTCGCAATCACCGGAAACCCTGTGAACAGAGGCGCTAAGATGACAGAGAGCTTCTACAAGAGTTTGAAGTATCTCGAAGAAAATAAAATTAAAGGAGAAACTATAATGGTAGATGAAAATGTTGAGTCGCCAGCACCGGTTGCAGAACCAGTTGTTGAGCCAAAACAAGAAGTAGAAGTATCAGAACCAGTACCTGAACCTGCAGCACCCGCTCCAGTTCCAGCTCCAGCACCAGTTGTAGCCCCAGCACCCGTTACACCAGTAGCTGTAGCACCAGAACCCGTAGCCCCAGCTCCAGAACCAGCACCGGTTGAAACACCAACAATAAGTCCGTTGGACCAAATAAAATCATTAACTGCAGTCAATGCAACATTGAAAGCAGAGCTTGATGCATTAAAAGCGCGAGTAAACAAACCACTGATGAAAGCAATGAATAGTACAGCAATGACTTCAGCAGAGGATGAACTAAACAAACCACAAATCAAAGGAGTTCAGTTCGCACTTGACGCTATTAAATAAAAAAAATAGTAAATAAACAGAGGTAAATAATTAAAATGCCAACACAAGAAATGAGCGGTGCGCCAGTAGGAGCTTACGAGCAGTCCTTCGGTGCTATGCCAAACAAAACACTTTATCAAGATTATGGCTTAAAATCTATTAAGATTGATAGACGAGAAGATATTCAGAAAGCATTCTCTATTGGAATGAAAGCACACGGAGTAACATCTGGTGGCTCAGGTACAGCAGGTTATGCTATGATTCCGGTCTATGTAGACCCAAGAGTTGTAGACACTACACGAAAGTACACTCCAATCGTAGAACTTATTCCTAGAGTAACAAACCAAGGAATGTACGCAGACTATAACAAGATTACAGCAAAAGGCGGCGCAATAACTGCATTAGAAGACGCACCATTAAGCGAAACTAATACAACTTATGACCGAGCTTCAACTGCTATTAAGTTCTTGTACGCTATTGGTCGAGTAACAGGACCATCAATCGCAGCACAACCTAGTTATGTATTACAAGGTATGCTTCCAGGCGCAGGCGCAACAGGACCTTTCGGTGACCAATCAGGACCAAATGCTTTACAGCAAGAAGTTCTTATTAAGACTCGAGAGCTTCGTGAGCTTGAAGAAAACCTGATCGTTAATGGTTCTTCATCTACAGACGCAAGTCAATACGATGGTATAGTTACATTAATGAGTACTACGAACGCAGTAGTTAAAGGCGGAACCGCATTATCCTTAGATGATATTAACACAGCAGTTCAATACGCTTTCGATGATGGTGGACGACCAAACTTAGGTATCGCATGCAGTGCAGTCTACACAGACTTACTAAATCTTTTAACACAAAAGATTGGTTACATGAAAGCTGAAGCAGAAGTATTCTGGGGTTTCACAACCATCGTCATGCACACAATGGTAGGAAGTATTCCTGTTATTCCAAGCATGTACTTATCAAACATTGCATCTAGCAAAAGTCTTTACTTACTAGATATGAGTGTTGTAGAAATGAGAGTATTGCAAGACATGATGTATGAAGAACTAGCTAAGACTAACGACAGTAAGAAATTCATGTTGAAAATCTATGAAGCGTTAATCATTAAAAACACTAGCTTTTGTGCAAGTGTAACTGGTATTCTATAGAGGTCTAAAATGGCCGCTACAAATACTAATTACACCACAACAGATGTATTCCCTAACGGTGGAGCTACAAACTCTGGCGTAAAGATGGGGTATGTTTTAGCTGGTGCAAAAGCAGCACAGAACGATACATGGACTATCACTAACGCAAGTGAAATAATTCATGTCATCGCAACATTAGATGCAACGGGCGGAGCTGAAGCAAATAGTTTCGCAACAAATGTCATTACATTAAAAAGTGCAACAGCAACTGCATGTAGTGCATTAATCATCTATAGATAAAGAGGAATTAATAGAAAATGGCAGCAATAGCAATCGGTGACTGTACAGTCACACAAGAAAGTCTTCCAGGTTTCAACGTTTGGAAAATCGTAACTCCAGCAACAGCAGATGATGCAGATACAATTGATGTAAGTTCAATTATTGATGGCTCAGATGTTATTTGTGCTCGAGCTTCAGCAGCAACAGATGGTAATCTACCAGTGGCAGCAGTCACAGAAGCAGGTGTTTTAACACTACCCGGTTCTACTGATAATGAAGCAAGAACAGTATGGGTTACAGGTAAAGCAGCTTAGGTTAATCCCTAAGTATTTTTTTATTTTTTTTTATTTATTATAATTCATAAGAGGTAGAATATCATGACAGGACACGAAGA